CAATAATTACTGTTATTGTTAATATTAATTTTTTCATTTTAATCTTGCTGTTTTGTTTTTTAATAAATTTGTTGCTACATATCTGTTAACGTCGTATTCTTTTCCAACTTTTAAAGGTGCAGCTATCCCGACAACGACAACTCGCTCCTCGGTGATAATAGGAGCAGTTGCCTGCTCCTTAATCACATCAGTTGTTTTTTTCGCAGCCATTAGCCTAAGTTTTCTTTAAGTGAACCTGTCACTGTTTCAATATCAATTATTACCCAACTTGCTTTTGAAATTGTTGGTAATTTTAACAACGAAAATACTTCGCCAACGATAGTCTCTTCGTTCTCAATTAACTGGTCGTTAATAACACCTCTGCGTACAATAAAATTACTATGCTGTTCTTTAACTGTATTCGACGTACCTATAATAATTTTGCCAGCAGGCACATTATTACTTTCAAATACTGTTAACCCTGAAAATGCAATGTTATCCGGGAGAAAAGTTACATCACCATTGATGTTTTGCGACATTCGGGCTAATGCAGCATCGCCGGGGCGTATGAATATAATGTTTGGGTCGTAGTTTCTATCTTGAACCCAAAGTTTCCCTGCTGCAATAACATTCGACACATTAGGTTTTACAAATTTACCATCAAAATCTGTTGTTGTATATTCGCTTGCATAAGCTACTAACTCGGCTTGTACCCCTGCATTCCATGCACGAATAACTTGAGCTTCGAACATATCAATAACTTGCAACAATAACTGGTCAAAATCCATAGCAAGCTCCTCGGTAAACTCTATACGTCCAGCATATTTTTTTCTTGTTGAGCTTCTGTAAATAAACGATTTGTCGGTTATTTTCTTTTCACCACCCTCAAGTGTTAAACCTAACGCGCTTGTGCTTTCAGTATTTTGCTCTTTCCAACGAATATATTCAGGCACACGATTAACCTGTCGACCTCCAATAGCATCAATTACGAAGTTTTTCGGATATTGAAATACTAAAACTTCGAGGTCATCAACATAGTTAACGTTGTTGTGTGCCTCTGCCCCTGTTAGAATAGTTGAGGTTGTCATGGCTGCGCTTGCTGCCCTTTTAGCTGAAAAATCTATTGACCATGGATTGCCACTATTTCGGGCACGCAATATCTCGTCCTTTTTTTCTTCGAGTTTTGCACGAAGTTTGAAACGCTCAATATTGCTTAAGCTGTTATTGCGTTTAGCATTTTCGTTTGCCTGCTTTACCTCTTCAGCTAATTTGCGCACAATATTCGCAAATGTATCACCATCGTCAATACTACCCAATTTGTCGGATATTGCTTTGAAAGATGCTTGTTGTGTTTTTTCGTTTTCATTAAATGCACGCTCAACAGCTTCACCTATAGCCCCAAAAAAGTTAAGTTCCTCGGTGGTAAGTTCTTTCTTAGCTTGTGCGCGTACAATGTCTACAAACTCATTTTTTTTCATGTTACTAAAATTTACTAATTAATTTATTTATAATTGATTTTTCGCCGCTCTCTTTTTCTATTTGTTTTTTAATTGCCCGGGCTACGGTTATCGAAGCACCGATGTCGTTAGGTACAGGTGCTATTGAAAGGCTTGTTGGTTGCCATCTAATTGCTTTGTACTGCGGTATTTCGCCGCTATTCCTAACTATCTCATATTTCTGCACATACCCCTCTATACTAACATTTTTTAAAATGCCGTTTTTAATATCGCTTCGTAATGCCTCATCTGCTCTCGCGCCCAGCTTACATTTTACAATAAGTCCACGTTCGTCAAAATTAAAATCGGTTGTTATACCTAAAATGTTTTTTGCATTCGTATCCCAAGGATGATTGTCAAAAATTGGCAAACCATTCGCAACCCTTGTAATATCTATATTTTCAGGAGCTGTTAACAAGATTTGATTAAAATACTCGTCGTTTTCAAAGCTATACTGTATTTGCCCGTTATCAACAGGTATTGCTACAGCTTCAAAATCGTAATTTGCATCAGAAGTAGGCGTTATGTTAGCTCGACATATATACGCAGGGTTGTTTTCCTTATTTTTTTCCATTATTTAATATATTGTTAAGTTCGTTACTTATATCAATAGACGGGTCAAGTTCTTTCATAAGTTTTAAATTATTAAGCTTCATTTGTTCATTTGTCAAAATTTCTTTTTTATTTTCATTCAAAACTGATACACTACTTACATCAAATTTAAGCTTATATTTTACTGTATTTAACTTAAATATTTTCGTAAAATCATTACAGACAATATCAACTATAGATAATAAACTATTTTCCCAAACTTTCCTCTCATCAGTAGCCTGATTATTGTATGTGCTTTGAGTTTGTCGAGGCACAAGCCCGGGCGGTATTTGATATATTGCAGCTATTTTGATGCTATCTTCAAGCGTCTCTTCAAAAGGCATTAACTCGTTTATAGACGCTATTGTTTTGACAAATTCGAGTGGGATACCCGATATTCCCCATAAATTTCGTTGTCCTGTTAGCCCATTTCGGTTAGTAATATCTTTTATTATATTGTCGCGGGTATTAGTGTCATTCATTATCTCTTCTATGGTGTTACCTGTAGCCGTTATTGTTTTCTTTGCCAAATACCCAGCACACCCGTTATTAGCATACACATTGTACCGTGCACTATATACAGATAGTAATGTATCTATTGATTTATTCGCTGCTATTAATGAGCTTTTGCTAAACAATAATGAATTATCTTTCTTAATATTTGCGTTAAATGGCCGTATAAATATGTTTTCATGAGCTAATACATTGCTATTGTTGCCAACTACATTATCATAGTATTTTACTTCTTTTATTAAGTCTGAATATGATTTGATATTTAGAAACGATTTATTATTGTATTCTTTAACTGCTATATTATTAGGGTTCAATACATCAACTCGGCTAATGTTATTTACCGATAATTGACTCTTGGAGAATACATTTGGTTTTACAGCATAAACAAGGCCGTTACCATCTGCTAAGTAGCTGAAAATATATTGATAAACAAGCTCTGAAAATGAGTAAAATGGGTTTATATCATTAATAAACCGGTTGAGTTCTGTATTAACAACCTCTTTATCGTTAATATCAGCGATATAATATCTTAATTTAGAAATCCTATCTGCTATAAAATCGATAGGAAAATACAACTCACTAACTGTCGAGGCTAATGTAAAAGCGTTATTGTCAGTTAAAGTTTCAGGGACTTTTAATTTTCCAAGCTTTTCGTAAGTGTAATTATATTCGTCGGTATTTTTGTTAATTATCTTAACCGGGAGGATACGTTCTAAAAATTTAAAAGCCATATTGCTTTACTATTTAATATAAATAATATACAATGTTACAAATTTTTATTATCTAAACAAAATATCTTTATATTTTGCCTTAATAACGTTAGCTGCTGTTGCTAAGACATCTATTGCATCGGCAATATGCTTGTTATCGCCTCCTTTTACAAAACTTGTCAAATCAGTAATAAACTCGTTATATTCGGGGTCATTTTCGTATTTATCATTGTTAAACACAAAAAACTGCTGAATAAATTCGTAGTGCGAATATATGCGAATATCTTTATTAATTTTGCTTGTAAATGGTACGAGCTTTTTATTACTCGATATAATTTTGTTATTCAACAGCTTAATAGCAGCTAAGCCTAAGCCGTTTTGTTCGCATAAAACAATATCAATATTATTGTAACATAGTTTTTCATATGCACGATTAACACTTGCTTCAATGCCTGTTGTTGAATGTATGACATCTCTGACGTAACATTTTATGTTATTATTGATAACAATTACATCAATTATCGGCATACTGAATTTATCTCCTCCTGTGTCTGCTGGGTCAATTATTGCAAATTTGAAAGGGATATACTCCGAGCTATATTTTTGAGTTAAAAATGATATTGTATCAAATGGAATTAGTAAGCCCTCTACTGTTAACGGGTTTTGCATATATTCAGCCTCCCATACGTGTTTTGGACTGCGTTGTTTTATTGTTAAATACTCATCTGTACTTTTTACATCAGTACAAAAACTTTCATTGTTAACAAGTGCAGGTATTTTAATGTAATCATAAAAATACTTGTTGTCGATAGCATCACCAATAACATCGTTTTTTGTCCATCGCGTACCTATGTATATTTCGGGGCAGTTTTTTTCAAAGCGGCTATCGTGTGCCGACGTTTTCCACATTTTAACCGCATCGTTTTTCGTCGTAGACAATGCATCGGTCATCCCTTTATAAAGGTCATCAGTTATTGCTAAGTTAGCCCCAAACCCAATAATAGTACCGCCAACCCCTGCACCAAAATAGCTCACCTGTTTAGCTGTTTTTAAATTCCACCCGTCAAGGTTTTTTTTGTCGTCGGACAATTCAACATTCGGGAATATTGAGCGATATTTTGACGTTTTAACAATATTTCTTGTATCATAAGAGAATTTCTGATACAAGGTAGCTGTACAGGTATTACGCATTACTGATAAATCAGGGAATATACCAAGCCAATATGAAGCAAAGAGACTTGTTATATATGATTTTCCGGCTCGTGGGGGCATCGATACACCGACCTTAATAGCTACATCAGATAGGTATTTATCAATAACTAATTGATATAATATAGCAACTTGTTTTAAAAACTTGCGTTTACTGAAAAACTCAAAATCAATATACAGACAGAAAAGCCAAAAATGTTGCCTTGCTCCTTGTATTTTGATAATTTCGGGTATTTCATTATAATTTTTCAATTAATTTGTCGATTTGTTCGTTTGTTAATTTTTGAGCTTCAAACTTTTCGCCCTTATTGGAATGATTTATTTTTGTTTCAGCATACAATCCACAAAGCAATGATATTTCTTTTAAAACATCTTTTGCCGCTTTATAGTCTTGTATTTTTATGTTTTTTTCGTAAAGTTCGTCAAGCCTACTAAGTGTACGTCCCTTCTCAATATCTGCATCTTTTTCAAAATTAAAATAAAGTTGCCTTACTTTTCTTATATAAATGTCGATATGTCGGTGTTTGCTGCTGTCGCTATCGCAAGTGAAATAACCGTCTTCAGTCCACTTTTTTGAAAAAAAATGAACGACGTCTTTTCGTTGTTTAGAAACGTTATTCATAAAGGAATACACCTCTCTAACTTTGTCATATACAACAGCGTGCGATTGTTTCATATGTTTATTTTTCTATTAATTCCGACATATATTTTTTATGAAACATAATTATTCAATAATTATTTCATTTTCTGTTAAAGTTACCTTATACTTAACTACAGCGTTATTGTAGCTAATAATTTTATCAACTCTCGTGCCAATATTGCCAAATTCTATCAGAAAAGGCACATAATAATTATAATTGTAATAAACGGTAATATCAAGTGTATAAGGCAAATATGGTATTATTAACTCAATTTTTTCATTACCATTAAATTGAGTATTGTTA